CGCTGTTGAGATGGAAGTTGCCAAAGATATAGGCAGCGTCCGGACTATAACGAAAATGCCTGTCGCGGATCAATTTGCGCAACAGGGTCTCAAATTCGACTGGCTAGCACAAACGGATTGGGTCAGGGAATATAATCTTTCCCTATTTGTTCGTTTTAGCGACCAGACGCCTTCCCAGGCTCTGGCGTTGAGCGGCTCAAACCCGAAAAATGCTAACCGACGCGCATCGACCATAGATTCAAAGGATGCCTCCGATAGGTTATCGGTGGACTTAATCACTCAGATATTTTCTGGGGATACGCTGCATTACATAATGCTCGCGCGTTCTTGGGAGTGTCAAGTTGGTGATGACATCGTTGAACTAGCGATGTATGACGGAATGGGATCAGCTCTAACGTTCCCAGTACAGACCACGTTTTTCACTGCTGTGGCTATATGGGCAACCATAGTGTCACTGACAAAAGACGAACCTGACCTTACTTGGCAGGAGCGAATTCTCACGGTACTTCAGCCGTGCGGCTTCAAGCGTGAATACGTTTGGGCGCAAAAGTTGATCCGTGTCTACGGTGATGACGTCATTTTACCGAACCAAGCCGCTGAGTTAGCCATAGAGTTACTTGGCTACTTAGGTCTTGCGGTGAACAAGAATAAAAGCTTTATAGGCTCAATTCCTGTCCGTGAGGCCTGCGGTGTTTACGCCGTTGGGGGTTTTGATGTTACACCCCAGCGACTGAAAATTCCTATCCTGGCCCGCAGGAGCCAGGCCGATGCTGCTTTCTTTGAATCCATACGCGCGTACACCAATCAATCTTATCGATTGGGCTACAAAACGCTATACCGTAGCCTGATTCGGCATTTGCGAAACCGGGGTATTCTCATAAATCAAGAAGACCTTCGGAAGAAACACACGCGTAAGACGATTCGTTGCGATTACCGGAGTAATCTGGTTGAGCCGGATCTTCTATTTGAGGAGTATTCTGGACAAGAGGTGTCGATCGGTTTCCTTTCCGACCGAGATAGCCTCCCAAACGGAGAATCCACTTATTGGAAGCCTATGTCTACATTTACAACATATAGGCCAAAGGCAGTTGTTGTCACTGATGAGGACAGCGACTTCTATCATCTTACGCTGTGGTGGCGTAAGAAGACAGCTTACGTGAGGGATGAATCGGAGGAACAATCTTTCGAAGATTTTCTTGCTAAGTTGGCCAGCGTTCAGGTAGGTCACGGCAAAATCCCGCGAGGCACCCGCTTGATAAAGGCGAATGCTTTGCAAGTCCGTAACCCCGCGGACCCAAGGACATCTAGATGGGAGTGGGCACCCATCTAACGCTAAGC